ATATTATACTATGTTTGTGATGAAAATAACATAAAGATGGAATCCATAAATAGCATATATGTAAATATGCCTAAGGATACAGATATAATATTCAATAACGATAATATAGCAAGTTATAAAAGTATAATACTTCCTATGCTTAATAAGGCAAGCGATGATAGCGAGAGGAAATATATACTTGAAAATTGGTTTGATATATTATTAACAGGTACGACTGCAAATAAGTATTATAATGCGGTTGGAGAATATTTCAGAGTTAAATATGGGGGTGAGAGTATAAATTACCTTAACAGGGCAAAGCGCGATGTTGCAAGGGCAATATTTTATCAAAATCCTCGTTCTTTAATTGAAAACGCTTATGGTAGTGTTGGAATTAATATCGTTGCAACTGTTCCATATGAAACTGTGATAGGTGGAAGTTATGAAATGCTTGGCGGTAATGTTTTAAATATTAGCAACACCCCAAAAGAAGGTTATGCCGAACCATCGTATAAAAATTTTATCTCTCCCACAAGAGACGCACCGAATACTGCAATCTATTATTTAACTGATTATTCAATTGCAGGTGATACAAAAGTAGATTACAAGTTAAGAATCATTGATGAAAACAAGGCATACCCAAGCGGTATTGGTGAGTATATAACATTACCCTCATTTTATCGTCCTTTCTTTTTTAGGGCAATGTATATTGAGATTTATAGAGCAAATCAAGTTGGTAGTGATACTATTTTTCAAATAGCAGTAGCAAATACTATTGGGACTAATGTTAAATATTCGGCTACAACGGTGAACGATACTGGTATGACAAGCTATGTCGGAATAGATTACGGCGTGGTAACAGAAGCGGAGCCATATAGATATGAATCGCAATATAAAACACATTGGAAAACGGTAACAAAATATGGAATAGTTACAAATGGGGCAAGAGAGGTTGAGGCTCAAGATAGTTATGGTGATTCTACAAATAAGTCCGTATCTGTAAAATTTATAGGGGACTCAGAAAAGTTGTACGAATCATATGATTCAAGAGTAAAATACTATTATTATCCCTCTTTTTCTGCTCAAACGGAGCAAAATAAGTTTAGCCTAAGTAATTTAAGTGGGGTAACAATATGGAATAGTGATCATCGGATACAGTATAATCAATCTTATTGGGGTAATTCTTCAAACACACCCATATGGAATGATGCATTGTCAACATTTATACAAAGCCAATATCCAGAGGTTAAAACAGATAAAATATGGACAAAGCAGATAGATTTTATCCCACCAGAAAGTATTGTAGTTGGAATATATGATAGTAATTATGCTTATAATGGTTACACACCTTCATTTGACGGTAATATAACGATAAATTCTAAGAATATGGAACCTAGGCATCAAAATAGTATATCGGTTATCAGAATTTATAATAGTAAAGAATTTAAGGACTTAATAATTAACGGATATTAATGGAAAAGATTTTTTTAAAACAAAATATCTCAAAAAAGGGGGCGGGGGTAGATAATTTCATTCATATGGGGTTATCTACCGACTCACGTTTATTGCCTGTAAGTGAAGTGAATGATAAGATAAATGCTTATGAAGAATATGTAAGTGAAAAGGATAGTTCGGATAAGTATCGCTTAACATTTACAATAAACCCCATATGTACAAATGTTCTTTTTAATGCTTATACAGAAATTGTATATAATGAGGGCAGCGATGATTGTGCTGTAATTACAAATACAGGTATTGTCGGTAGCCCCTCTAAGTTAAAAGATTATCAAAAATATACACAGAGAACAAGTATAAATAAAAAAACTTGTATTCAGGATACTGGGTATAGTCATTCTTCTGTCGGCCCGTTTGTGTATCATTGTGGGTTGGATATATTTAACAATCATTTTTTGAGGAAAAAAGAGTTTTCATTTATAAATAAATATTCTGTTATGTATTCCTATACTGGTAATTTTAATTTTAATACACTATCAGATTATTTACGTGATAGCAAAGGCGAAACTATAAAAGAAAAGTTGCTCAAGATAAAGGGCAGTAGTGCCAGCCTTTCAAACGAATATACTGAGATGCACGTCTATAGAGTTGATTCGGTTGAAACATATAAAAGAACAGTGCAGGAAAAGTTAAAAGAAGAAAATGGATGGCTTGGCTTTAGTAATCCAACAACTTTAAATATAGAAAATTATATATATGGGGGTACATATAATGAAGTGATAAATAAGTGTATGAACAATAATAAGGCGGATGAATTCATTGATATGTATCCAGATAGAAGCCTTTATTCTTTCATCCCCAAGTATAATAAATTCAGAAATAGAATGGAGAATAATTGGGATTATTGTATAACATACCCTTATTCTTCTATCACAAATAATGTATTAGTCTCAAATGGCATTCGAGGGTTTGTAATAGATGAGTGTAATTTATCTGATAGTATTTTGGATAATGGGACAGGTAGTAAAAAGGAAGAAAACAGGATAATATATTTACGAACACAAATTAGAAATTCATTTACTATTGGCAGTTTTATCAATATAACAATTTCTACGGGAAGTAAAACCGCAATATCAGATGTCCCGATAAAAATTGTTAGTCTTGGGTACGCGGGCGATGATACAAACCATATTTTTGGTATTAATTTAATAGATTTCTACGCCGTCATTTCTTTGACAAGTGATGATTTTCTTGATGCTAAATATCATTTGCTTGAAAGATTTGAAATAAGAATACGCAAGTATGAAAGTGGTGCGGATTGCTTGTATTACATACGAAAATTTAGAAAACTTCCTAATTTTAAAGATAGCGATGCCTATGCCGACGGGGGCGTAACTGAAGAAGAGGTTAAAGCAAACTTAAAGCCCTTTAATAGTTCTCTTAACAAACTTGCATATGGGGAAAATATATTTTCTGATAAAGTAGCACAAATTGTTTTTAATGATGACATAGTAACAACGGGAATTAAGGATAATTTGGGTAGAGAATTAAGTGAGATTTACTTAACAATAGTAAAAAATAACAAGGGTTACAAAGAATGGTATGAAAATAAAAATTACACTTCAAGTGCAGTAACATTCTCTCATTGTTTCGGGCGTATAGATTCTGGATTTGATTTATCGAAGGAAGAAAGCAATTATAATATTCATAAAATATCTACAGATCTAACCGTGGCGAGAATGAGTAGTGATATTACAATTGATAATGATGTCTTTGATGGGGATATTGTTGAATTTTCCCCAATGGCGGTGCAAGAAAAAGTGCTCGAACCAATATATTTTAGATTCAATACAGCACAACGAGAATATACAAATTCAGAATTTGGAAATGGAATATATTATGATGAACTTGTTTCTGATGACTATGATATTGATAACGGATTTAAGATTGATGAAAAAAAACTTAATAATATAGGTTCTATTCATTTGAATCCTGAGGGGTATTATTATAAGCCTCATTATAGAGTGTGCGTTAAAGAATTTGATAGAAATATAAATCAAGGAAACCATATAAAAATGGCGTTTAGTGGTGATATTGTTAAAGTAGAAGGAAACACATTTCACGCAACAACGGCGGTTAATTATTTCTTAAACATTGGCGACAAAATTTATTTTTATAAAAAATACACACACGAGAAAAAAACAGGCGTTATAAGCAGCGTGGGAGGAAAGACATTTTCAAATATAACATTTCAAGTTAATGGGATTAGCGCAGCTGAAATTAAGAATGACTATTTCGTATATAAAATTAACTCAGAAATGCCAGACGGTGCGTATGAATTAAATGATGGCACAGGAAGATATTTATGGAGAGAAAAAAAGTCTGATAAAGATATGTCGCCTAACGATGAACTTTATAATTCAGTTTTTACAAATGGGGCACATTATGCTCATCAAAATATTAATTTCTTTTTAAGAAGGCAAGATCCAACAGGGGAATTTGGACTGAGCGAAAAAAGCCCAATGGATAATTTTGTGGGATTTGAAGGTAAAATAAAAGAAATCAGTCAAGCTGAATACATAGAAGAAGGGGAGGGCACAGTATGTTAAAATATAAAGTAAACGCAAAAAACGCAAAAAAGGAATACACTAAATTAAAAATAGAGCAATCAATTTGGGGCTCTAAGGATAACTTATGTATTACGGTGGAGGGCATTTCCGTGCAGCAGGGGGAAGAAATTTCATTTAGCCGCGTTGAAAATGACGATATTTCTTTTTATGAAGAACGTATAGTGAGAAAAAGCATTAAAGGTGATAGTGGGAAAACATTGATATATGTAGATAATTTTGAAGAAATAAAAATTGAAGTTGGCGGCGCAGCAACGGCGGCGACTCATTATGATGTATCACATACGGGAAACACCAAGACATATTTATACTTTTTTACAAAAAACAAGCATTTTCTTTATGAAAATAGGGTTTACCCTAAAAAAGAGAGTATAGCATTAAACTATGATCCAAATATAGATGATTTTAATGTAAAAAGGTGCCCTGGTGATTATGCGGTATATAATAACCTGTTTTTATACAAATCCACGGAAGTAAATAGTCATAACAGATATAAATTTAGCGGGACTTCCGAAAATAAGATAGACGGGGAAATTATAGTTTATCTTAACGATACTCTGAAGGATTATTTTAAGGACAAAGAAAATGGGACAAATTGGGCTTATAATAAAGAAAATGGTAAACTGTATTTGACTAATTGCATAACCCCGTCATTAGAAAATGGAAAAGATAATAGAAATCTTTTATTATGGGATGCAGAAGATTTAGAAGTAGCCAAAAAATTGATAGAAAACTGCCCATATTTGCGTTATTATACCAAAGACGATAGATTCATCAAAGAAGTAGGATATGACGCTGAAAAGGGCTTAAAATACGCAAAAAGAGACAATACTGAGATAAGTAAAAAACAGTATTCAATAATTCTATCTAATTTAATTGAAGAAGATTTTTCTACCAGCCTTATTCAAGAAGAATTATTAACAGAAAATTATGTTGAACGGGTTAAGAAAGAGTCCAAAAACCCAATTATTGATTATGAAAAGCAGATTTTTGAACCTGTTTATTACAATAGTAGCGGAGAAATACTTGATACGGCGAAGAAAATAAACTTCATTCTCAATTTTAGAGAGCGAAATTCAACTATAACAGAATCCGAAGAGTTTTATGATACTGTTGATTATGGTGAATGGAAAATAGACCCCTCGAAGGGATGGAATAACTATAAAATTAATAAAGATGGGATAACGGGAAGCACTAAAACTGATTTATTGGGATATTTAGGTTTTAATGATGAAGATGTTTATTTCAGAAAGAAGAAATTATCAAAATCGTTTATTCGTCTATCATTTTATGATACGCAAGACAGGGCGACACAAAGTTTACTGTTCACTTCTACAATTTTTGTGAAGGAAGGAGAATTATATAGCAATTATATAAAGAATTTAAAGAATGATATAATGCCTGATAGAAAAGGGTATGTGTTTACCGAGGAAACAGACTATAGACTTGATTTATCTTTTAATTGCAAGGGAAAATATAGTAATGAAATATCAGAAGTGGGAAATTATAACAGTAATTACTCAAGCGAAGGGTTTTATTTATACCTGTTTCCAAGTATTATAAAAGAAAACGGATTGGCAACCATTTATATGAAAGTTGAATTTAATCACGCTAAATATGGCTATACCATTCCTTTTGTTAAAGTGCAAAATAATGGATTTCCGCGTATAAACTATGTTGAAACTAAAGACGGTAAGGAATATGTCAACACAAAGGCATTGTTTGACGATATGTATATTCCAATAAATTTAAAATATGATATTGAAAATAACAAATATACTTGGGGAATTAAAGGTAATGACAGTACTATCACTTTTCATTTATGTGAGCCAAGAATAAATAAATATGGGGAATATTAGTATGGAAAAAATACAGAGAAGAATAAGCCTCGAAAAATATAAAATAAGATATTCTCCTTCAAGTGGTGAAACCTCAGAATGGGGCAATATCGCCAATGACTATGATATAGCAACAGGTGACACGCTATATGAAATAAATAACAAACTGCCTTTGATAGAGAAGAAAAATGAAAGTGGAGAGACAATATGCGGTATATTGAGGTATGGAACTATGATATCTGTATATTCGTGGCTTAATGGCTTCATCAAAGGCTCCAAAATATATAAAATATGCTTACGAGGAAATGAACTGAAGAATGTTTTGATAGACGAAGAGATTGTGCTTAGTGCATACACAACAACCGATGTAATATTTTCCAAGTACTTACCAAGCAATAGCAAAACATATGCAATAAAATATGGCGGGGTATGGAGTGAGTACGATGAAAATGGGGATAGGGTTGAGAGTGGAGATGAGGGTGCTAAAGAGTGTTATAAAACAGAGACAAACGGAGTATCTTTATGTTCCCCAGATTCAAAAGATATAGTTGGCAGAATTGTGTGGGTAGGTGAAGAATATGAGCAATTTTTATCATATTTTTCAATTTTTACAGACTACGAGCACACTTCTAAGGCGATAAATAGGGCTAACGCTTTCCTGAACTTTACAGAAAGAAATAAAGGGAGTAAAAAGGGAGAAGAAACGCCCTATGCTGAAATACCAATTTATATCGAAGATGATATAACTGATATGGGGTTGTTTACTTCCGATGTTGATGTATGGGTGCAAAATAAGAAGTATTATCTTGGGGATAGGACGCAAGATGGGGAAGGAACTGTATGGAGGCTTGTTAAAACCGACAAACAAATAGAAAGAATGCAAGTTCCAACACATTTGGTAGATTTTATTAACGCACAATTAAACATTGGTACCACTTATAAGAAATATACATCATCTGCCTCTGATCTTTATGATATATCTGGAGTGACAAGCCCAAATATTTACATTGATGGAAGTTATCCTAATTTTACATATGTTAGGTCTTATTATTGCGGCAAAAGCATAAATGACGGGCATTGGGAAGAATGCACGGAAAAAAATGGAGAAAGTGTTGAAGATAATGTAACGGGTATTACAGAAAGTAAATTATTATCGCTAAGAAGAAAAAAGAAATCTTATGATGATGATAGTAATGAATTGCCTTTTATTGTAAATGAATCAGGTGAAACGGAAATAATATACTCCACAGGGATACCGATGAATGTGATAGTAGTGGATAATACTGAATATTATGACTACATTGAAAGCATAACCACAGATTCTGGTTTAATAACTTTTACATATCACATAGGGGCTTCCAACACTAATAAAAGTGGAGTTACTTATCAAGAAAGTTATCCTTTTATTCCCGATGCAAAATATACTTGTATGTATGAAAAGGTATCGGCAACCTTTACATATACAGCGATTACATATGAATGCCAAATAAAGGATAGTGGAATGGAATTAAGCCCCCAAAAACTTTATGCAAAATATACCATTAGTAAAGAATTCATAAATTCAGATGATTTTCAAAAAGTTGTTTATATTAAAGACGAAAATTTAATGGGTGTTCAAAAAATAAATAAAGAAATTAATATAAACATAGAACGAGGAAATTCTGCCGCAAGAGAAAGACACCAAGTATTAGGAGAGGTATCTTCATTTGATGATTTAATAAGTTACAAAAATGGATTTTTTACTTTAAAATCTGATTAAAAATAAGAATAAAAACTATTTATAGAGAAGCATTTAATTTGTTATGGCAAACGGAACATATGGGACTAAAAAGCCCGCACAAATAACAGCAAATGACATAGAAATATTTTACTATTATCGCCCTTCATATAGCAGCGATTCTCCCGACTTTAAAGAGTTCAAAAAATTGGATTCTAGTCTTTTGGTGGCGTGCGATGCGGAATACGAAACAGAAGATGGCGGAAAAACTTCATTAGAACTTCCAGGAATGTATAATTTAAGGCTTCCGTTGGATAAATTTGGAACTAAGGGAATTTACACGATTTATATAAAGCCAAAAGAAATATTTACTAAGATAATAGATGTTAGTACATTGGCGGCTTATTCCAATGTAAGGGGTATTGTTATAGACAGCACAGATATTTCAAATAGTGATATTGTTAATAATGGAAATCTTGTTGGATATAGAGTAGAATATTTTGATACAGAGGGTAAAGGAAGAACTGGCGAGTATAGAATTATCACTTCAAATAATAGATGTGAGCCCGTTTCACAAAATCTAAATGATTCTTCACAAAAGGGAATTAGGTATAGATACAATGATTCAAGTAATCTTGTCTTCTGCACATTAAGCCCCTCTGCTTCATTATCGTACAAAAGTAATAGTATTCCTAGTATTGGCACTACAAATCAGCAAATAGCGATAGTAAATTCAAAGTTTAATCCCGTTTCGTTAGAAATAGAAATGGTGGAACACGATGATGAAACCATATCAACAATGCTTGAGGGCGCACAGGTAAGAAATCTTAATGGCGGCTTAATTACGACATTTAACAAAGATGGTGGAATATATCATCAAGCCGAATATGGCAATATTACCAATCCTTCAACGGGCATCAATCACGACTTCAAGTTACCTAAGACTGAAAATATTATGTTTGAAGAAGAACAGCGATTAAAAGAAATAGAAGAAAATATCTAATATGGCTAAAAGTGGATATACAGTAACAAAAAGTAATTATACTTTAAAGAAATTTCATAAAAGCACCACAGGTGGTACAGTTTATGAAAGGGACTTTATGACCACTAATAACCTTGGAGGATGGGATAGTGGCTCAATTCCTAATGGTGAAAATAGTTTCAAAATGGTTTACCGCGAAGAAACTAATGCGGCTAGACAGCATCATTATGGGGAGTTTTTAAGAACGGAAAACAATAGTGAAAGTTGGACGCTAAAAGACGGAGCCTCAAAGAGCCTAACTTCTGAAAGTGAAATAGTAATAAATTCAGATAATGGAACATTACTTAGTTATGCTTATTATGGAAGTTGTGTTCAATTAGTTCAAGCGGAAATTAGAAAAATCATCAACAATTTTCCTGCTGAAATGTGGTCTAAAGAGGAAGTGATACCTACATTAAACCCTAATTTATATGTGTTGAATAATGAATTTGACATAGATATAATAACAGAAAAATTAGACAGTGAAATAGAATTAGAAGTTAATCCATTAAGGTATTTTTGCTTGTCATATAATAGATATTTTGTTTTAATAGATGGAACACCGCACGGTTGTATAAAAACTTGGAGAGTGATGAATACAAGTGGGGAAGAATCTTGTTATTGCGATAAACAAATTATAATAACAACAACCGATAATACCCCTGTAACCATAAAAAGATATTGGTTTGACGGTAAGCCTTTATATATGACGACAAGGGCTAAAATGGAAATAAGATTATCGGAAAATGATATTAACATATTTTTTGATAATTTAGAGCCTTTTCAGAAATTGCTTTTGAATAGAGATACAAATCCTATTTACACCGCCACATTAGATTTTCCTCACGAAACAGAAAGGGGGATAGAAACATATAAAAAGAAATTTACTTGGCCTACATTAAATGGATGGAATCTTGACATAATTTCAAGGAAATACGAAGATTATATTAGTTCTTTGCTTACACTTGCTGAGTTTTATGATGAGTATGAAACAGATAATTTATGGAAGAATATGACACACGATTCCATAAAAAATATGGATATTACTTTTTCTCGCAAAGGTAGTGACGAGGATAAAGAAGATTATAATGAAGGTACTTCTAAACTGCAAGGGCTTTTATGGGCATATGGAAGACAGTTTGACGAAATAAAGCGTTATACAGATAGCATTAGTTCAAACAACACCATAACATATAAAGAAGATGGAAATATTCCAGACTATTTTTTAACGGATACTTTAAATCTTGCGGGGTGGGAAGTTAGTAGTGGTGTAAAAGGGTTGGCAACGGGTGCCACAAAATCAAATTTATTCGCGGGATTAACAAAAGAATATACAGTAAATGATGCAAATATCGCATTATTAAAAAATTTGAAAATAAATTCTTCAAATATCTTGTCAAGAAAAGGTACAAGAAGCGGAATAGAAGAAATTTTAGGATTATTTGGTTATTTTTCGGCGGATTTTAAGGGTGAAGAAAATGGGGATTATTCAATAGAGGAAAATATTATAGAAACAAAGGTAAAAGGCGGCGGAACCCACGTTTTTGAAAATGAAATGTTATCTGCCGAAACATTTAATAGTTATAAAACTACCACAGAGACAGATACCCCTGAAAATGAAGACTTTGATACCTTAAGCGGTTTACCTGTTTTGCTTTATTACTATTATGATAAGAATAAAAAATTAAAAAAGACTATTATCCCTTGGTTTAAGGATGTACACGAAATGGACGGGCAACCATATTTTCAAATGTATGGTGGTTGGGGTAAAATTTCAGAAAAATACTCAGAAACAATAGGGTACTTGAATGTCGTCCGTGAGGAATCTGATATATATGCACTTTCTAAGTCAAAATTACTTAAAAAAGAGTTTAATGTTGTATATGTTGTTAATGTAAACAACACAGGGTTAACGCATTATTTTAAAGTAATTGATTCAAATGAGGGAAGAACAGCAAAGCAATTAAGCGAAGCAGAAACAAGCGAAGTTGAAATCAAATCAATAATTTCAATTGTGGAAGAATATCGCGGAAATAATCCTCATACGGGATATGGGAATTATGATGATGGTGCAGAATACCTCAATTTTTATAAGCAAATATTCCATTATGCAATAGATAATGATTTATTTGAAGATATAGCGCACGATTGTAATGAGGGCAAATTAATTACGGGAATTACTGAGCAAGGATTTACTTTAACTGTTAAAACAGACAATAAAAAGTGCCATTATTTTTATAACAAAGGGCGAGAAGATGTAACAAATGCACTAGGTTTAAGACAAATGGAATATTCTGATAGTACAAAGACAGAATATACCGATAAAAATATGAAATATGTTGAAAGCAATTTATATGGTAATGATGTGAGAGGGGTGGACGGCACGAGTGGGGAAACAAATACAATATATGTAGAACCTTCAATTGTGAATGTGAAAAATTTAAAGATAACCTTTAATGCGGTGAACGATAATGAAAAAAAATATATAAAAGAATCCGTTCTACCATATTTGATGCAGATGATACCTTCAACAACTATATTAGAAATAAAGTATAATTAAAATTAAATTAAATATATGAAATCAATTTATAAATGGAAAATCCAAGAAGTCTCAGGCGTAACAACTTTCGCTTACATTATGTC